ACTGTCCAGTTTTTGCATACAACTCATCATTTAAATCCCGCAAAGCTACTGAATCCTGCGTCTCTTGCCGCAATTGGTCATTTGTTATTACTGAGTTAATTGAGTCGGTTGACGCATCTGGGCCATTGATATATTCAAAGAACGGGCTGGTGTTTAACTGCGTCAGTCCTACTTGGTTTTCTTTGGGTCCAAAATCACTTACATTAAAAAACGAGGCAGTACTGTACGTGTCTTTTGTGGCGTCAATTAACTTTTGATTAAAAGATGAAAGATTATCATGTGGAATGTCAGGCGTAGCGAAGGCTTGCATATACAGCCAAGTGTCCTTGCCTTTGCTGTTTGCGTAGTCGCCAACGTCTTTAGTGAAATCAATCAGCACCTGCTGGGCCTCTTTTGACAACGTCCGTGAATCGATGTACGGGTCGGTCACAACAAAGTCAACTGCGTCAACATAAGCACGCAACTGGTCATCAGTCGCACCCGGTGAGGGGTCTTGTATGCCCATATTGGCAATGACGTTTTTGGATGAGTACGGTGTAAGGGCAACGCCAGCCTTGTAACCGTTACTGTGCGCCCACTCTACCGCCTTGTTTAGGTCTTCGCCGACAGGTGAATTTGGGTTCCAGTAACCCTCGTCGCTTACAACAATGCGCTTGTTTGGCTCGTCAAAAAACATTTCTACTGGGCCTAGACCGGGGACATCAACTGTCCTACGGTTGACCCCGCCCTTTGGCTCGTAGGCTTTCATTTTAAATGCGCCGCCGCCCTCAGCCATGCGGACAACGCCACCAGCGGCGTAATTGCGAGCTTTCTTGTGCCATACCTCAGTGCGCCCAGCGTGCGACGTCGGTACACCACCACCGGCCATGGCCCACTCCTTGAGGGACTGCCTCTTAGGGGCATCACCCATGTCTTTGACTTTGGGCAGTTCAATCGGCCTAATCTTCTTGAGCATATTCTTACCCGTCTTGTATGTGCTGTAGCCGCCGGGGATCAGGCCCACGGCTGCCCCTGCTGTGTTGGCCGCTGCGTCAATGTAGTCACCGCGCTTGACTGCGTCCTTGGCATCAACAATGTCGCGAGCGCCTTCCTCTACCCCCATCGTTGTGCCAAGGAACGGCACGAAGTCGGCAATGCCTATCCCCATGGGAAGGTTGCTGCTGCCGCCGCCTGCGATGGTCTGTGCATGTTTGCGGGCCTTGTATCGATTGACGCCCATACCTTCCATGCCGCCTTGAAGGGCTTCAGCCATGCGGTCGCGGATGGTCGGGTTGAGGGCTTTGATCTCATCAGCCATGGTGGTCGCCTTTTGCTAGTACTGCTGAATCATAAACGGTGGCCTGCGTCAAGTCCACCCGGCTGCGAAGCCACTCCTCAAGCTTTGCCCGCGCCCAGTCTGGGTCTAACGGCTTGCCCCACTGGTTGATTAGCTCAAGGCGGTTGAGGGAATACTCGACCTTTGCGAATGGCTCAGGCTGCATAGCGACCCTTTGTGGATTGGCCATAGTGCGACCCCAAGACTCCCGACCTGTGAGGTTTGAAGGTCTTCAGCCATCCGTTAGGACTGCTGCACGCTGAACGCCGTATTCTGTTTATCGAGCGCCCGTATCGTGGGCTAGACGCTGATGTCGGTTTGTGTTGCTCGTTTACATAGTCGCTACGGAACGCTACAGGCATCGGGGTCGCAACTGCAATGCCATCGGTACGTGAGTGCAGCCCCGACATTGGCCCATTAGCTAACCCGCTCTGAGGGTTGCTGTAGAAACAGAAAAGCCGTTTACTACTGCCCCCTGTAGGAACCCCGCAAGCGGAGAAGAGGCATGAGTAAACGGCTTGAACCTGTCGCTTCCTACGGCAACAATTCAACTGTACCACAGATTTAGACTGCATACGGGTTCACCTTTCTTGTTCGCCCAGTGTCGGCATAGTCGTCCTCGTCCCAAGTGTCGTCGGGCGGCGGGTCGATGTCCAGCCAGCCAGCGTCGCGCAGGTAGCGCAGGGCCTGAGTGCAGGCGTCCACGAGGTCGTCGTGGGTGGTCTCAGGGAATGAGCAGATCTGGCTCACGAAGCCCTCGGCCCAGTCCTTGACGTAGCCCTTCCTGTTGTCCGACTCAGGTATCCACACACGGCCACGGGCGATGATGTTGGAGACGATGTTCAGCCGCTGGAGCTTGTCAGCGCGACCGGGGTTGTAGGCGCGAACGGGCAGGTGGGCACGTTGAAGGTCCTGAATCAGGCTGATGCCGGCGCTCTTGTCCTCGATCAGCAGCAGGTCGACGCGCTTGCGGTCTTTACCCTCGCCAAAGACGGTGTCGTACTCCTCGATCACCTTGGGACGCAGGTCAGGGTACATCATGCGCTCCTGCCAGCAGTCGATGATCATGGCGCTCATAGGTCCGTCGGTGGGCTTGAACACACCGAAGGTGATGCAGGCCGTCGGGTCGTTCTGCGCCTTCTCACTGGTGGCCACGTCGTAAGACTGGAGGATGTACTCAAACTTCGGAAAGGCGCGCCCGGCTGGCCAGAGCTTGAACATGTCACGCTTGACAATACCGCCCTCCTCAGGGTCGATGATCTCGGCGTAGATCTCTTGCCGGCCTAGCTTGGTTCCTTCGTAGGCAAGGATCTGCTTGCGGAAGTTGTCGGACAAGTTGCCAAGGTTGGCGTAGGTCGAGGCGGTGGTCATCACCACGTCGTCACCCTCCCGGCCCATCAGCTCGATGATCAGGTCCTTAGGTCGGGGGGTTGTGGTGCAGATCATGCGGGTGCGTTTACCAAGGCGCATGCCGAACTGGATCTGATCCCACGCCTCTTGAATATAGTCCCATGCGGCCAGCTCGTCGCACCAGCCACCATGGAACTGCGGCCCCCGAAAGCGCTCAGGCTCCGATGCGGGTATACCCTTAATCAGGCTGCCGTTGGTCAGGCGCAGCTCGTGGGCGGTCTTGTTGTAGTCGGCCACCAGTGACTTGGGGATGACAGTGATCAGGCCTGAGTCGCCCTCGAAGCATGTGGCTCGGACGTCGGCCGATGTGGGCGCGGCCACCAGCCAGCGCGTGCCGGGGTTCTCGTACGCCCACCACGCGATCTGCTCGGCTGCCGTGCGGGTCTTGCCAGCTCCACGGCCTGCCAGCATTAGCCAGATGGACCACCAATCGCCGGGCGGCAGGGTCTGGTGCTTGTGCTGGGTCTTAAACCATGACATGCGCCAAGCCCACGCAAGCCGATACTCGGGGCTGGCCAACGCAAGGTACTTCTGCGTCTCTGGGTCAGCCACAATCTCGGCTATGTCAGTCATTCGCGCTGACCTGCTTGTTCAGCTCTACATTCATAAGAAGGGCCGCAAGGTAAGTGTCAGCCTCGGACTGGACCTCAATCTTGACGGGGTTGGCGGGGTCACCACCCACCGCCAACTTACTGCCGTACTTCTTAGGGTTCCAGCAGGCCAGCAGTTTCAAGCGCGTCTCGATCTGGAGCTTGCGGTGGCCAAGCATGTCCTCCTCTGTCACCGTCATGCTGTCCTCGTCCTCCCCAGCACCGGAGCTGAAAACCTTCTTAGCCCCCAGCCTCGGGGTGTCGGCAATCTCAAGCGCCTCCTCAGCCAGTGCGTCGTAACCTGCCTCGCGTGCGTGCGCGACCCGTAGGGAAAGACTGTCATCGCGTGCCAACCACTCATAAACCTGAGTCCAGTGCGGCATGTGCTCATCCCTGCATATCTGCCTCATAGTCTCGCCCCTACCCAAGCGTTCGCATATCTCTGCTGCGATCTCTGGTGTGTACTTGCTTGGCCGGCCTATCTTTTTTGGGGCGATGGAGGCCTCTATCGGCGGCGGAGCACCATTGGCCTTGACCTTTGGCTTTGGAGCTGCTGTGGCTCGTTTTGATGGCTTTGCGGCGGTTTCTGGCATGACCCGTAATCCCTAGTGATTGAATAGCCGTAGTGTATTTCATTCGCTTTAGGTGCGCCAGTGAGTTGGTGGCTCACATGAAGCAGTGGTTTGGGAAACGCCAAGTAAAAACAACGGCGCTAACCCGCTGCTCCACCAACACGGCTGGGGACTGAGTGTTCCCTGTTGCTCCACCCCGGTAGTGGCAGGTTCCAGACTTTCCCCATGCGTGTAGGTTGTTGGTGTGGGGTAGGTTCTCGTGGGTTCGCCTCTTCCCAGACGGCGCAGACATAGCCCTGCACCCGGCGTGTACCTTCGTTTTTCGTCCTGTACACCAACACGGCTGGGGACTGCTATGCACTCATAGGGGCTTGCGCCTTGCTGAGTCCGGGTACGGCAATCCCCATGCGTGTAGGTTGTTGGTTGGCGGCTACGTGCTCTTTCAATGTGCGCTCTTCTGAAAGGTTCTACGGCACATGACCCATTACAGACTCAGTTGTAACCAACACGGCTGGGAAGGTAGGTGTCGAACCTACAGCCTTCGGGCTTGAACGGCGAATCTCGCGCCGACCTCATTCAACCCATGCGTGTTGGCTCCGGGTCGCCCTCCCCCAGATGCTTGGTCAAGGATTCCACTTGCCCCCTCGTCGCTTTTACACCTGCGAGTCCAAGGTGTTAACCGATTCGCTTTTACTTCGATTCACACAAGCGTCCAACGGCT